GGGGCGAGGTGCGCTGGGGCGTCGTTCCCAACACGGACATTATGGCACGCCATAGAGGGTTGTGGGCTAGTCGTCCTTCACGTGCTTGACGCTTGTCCAATACGGCTCCCCAGACTTCCCGCGCCTCACCTTCCCGCACTTGGGACGCTCAGCCCACGCCTTCACCGTCGCCTCAGCTGCCTCCCGCTGCCCTGGCGGCTCAAGATCCGGCCGACGCTCAAACACCTCACGCCAATTCAGCTCGCCCACATCACACCGGCCTTGATCGCCATTCTCCTCAACTCCACCATCTCAGCGCTAACCGCCTGCATCTCTTCAAGAGTTATCTCGCAAGTTGTCCAGCGGTGATTACAGCTCTCGCAATGCAGGCGACGCCATACATAACGCTCAACACCAAGATCCGCCAAATATCCCATTCGGCTTGGTGGTGAAGTAGAAGCGCTCCGACTGTCACGCGTCCAAACCTGAAACGATCCGCATTCAACGCAGCGCTTGGTTGGTTCTCTTTTCACCATTCCGGTTGCATCAGCCGGTGAGTATCCCAAGCATCAAGCCACGCGCAGTGGCATTCTTCAGGATCTGAAACCTTGATTGCCACATCGCCAGGACCGCTCACAACCGTCACGCATTTATCAACGCGCAAGCCATGCAAGTCGATGAGCATGTGTGAGTATGCGCCGAGCTGCGCGTCTGCCTTTTTGCGCGACTTGACGCCATGAATCGTGCCAACAGTCTTCAGGTCGCCTAGGCAAAGCGTGCCCTTGGACGTGCGCAACAGGAAATCAAAACTGCCACCAACACGCTTCACAGGATCGCAGACCGCGTACTCAGTGGCGAGCACCTCGCAATCGTTGAACATCCAGCAATCAAGCAACGGGTCGATCCACTGAAAGAACCGCTCTTCGGCCACAGCACCACGGCCGTTCAGGTGATTCTCAAGCGCCTTGTGAACGGTGTTGCCGCGCAGCTCCCAGCCATCCGGTCCGTCCTTCTTGGCCATGATCCGCTCGCGGTCACGATCGCTCAACGGCGACGCGATGGAGCTAACCGACCACGGCAGCCAGTCGCCCTTGTAGCGGTAGCGGTGGCTTCCTGGATCGAAGTGCAAGCCGTCAACTGGGTCTAGAAGTGCCATGAAGTGGTTGCTTTTTGATCAAGACCGTGCAACAATACCCCCGAACTGCGCCAATGGCAAGGATGCCCAAACGCATCGAGATCGACGACCAACTGCTGGCACGGGTCCAATCTCAATGCCCCACATACCTGACTGCCACTGGATTTATCAACCTTTTGATTGACCAAGCACTTGACATGTCCTGTACGCTGGGAAAACCGAGCCGCGCTCAGCAGGCGCTAGCCGCTGAGGGGGGCGAAGGTTTTACCTCTTCTTCTTCTTCTACAAAGGAAGAAAATTTTGAAAGGTTATCCCCTAAAAGCAAAAGGGGGGTGCAGGGGGGGAAACGCGATCCGTACCGCGCAAGGGTGATCAGCGTTGAACTCGTGCCTGATGACCTGCTCGACTGCCAGCAGCTGCTGCCTGAGTTTTGGTCCGTCAAAAAAGGAACCCGCTCTGAGAGCGTCTGGAATCGCGTTTGCGGCAAGTTGCGTGGGTGGACACCTGAACAGCGTCGGGAGGCCCTTGAACGCGCCATAGCCGGCGGCTGGGGGGATGTTTTTGAGCCCGGTCCTCAGCACTCTGCTCGCGCCGTTACTGGTGGTGGTCGCAAGCCCCTAGATCAACTGGCTTCCGAGATGGATGCCATGCCTTCTCTTTGGTAGCTCTTCATGGATTCCAAAATCTTCACGCTTGGCCTTCGCACAATCTCTGCGGTGATGCCTTACGCCAAAAAACTTGAAGACGATGAAGCTCAGTTTCTGTGGCTAACTCTTGATGGAAAAATTAAAACTGAAATCTCTAATGAGATGTGGACCTATGCCGTCAAGCTCTACTTGCAAGGTAGCTCACGCAATCAAAACCTTCCTGTCCACATCGACGTTCTCTCTGTCTTCATTAAGCATCAAGATGGCACGCCAAACCTGAATTGGGGTTTTCGCTGCAATTCCGAACAGTTTCTGCAAGCTCTACAGCTTCAAGCTTCAGATCCTGATAACACTTGCCCAATTGCAATCGCTTCACAATTAGCGCAAAATCAAATCTCTCTGCCGTCTGGCAACTGCTCATTGTCAGCCGCAAATGGCTTTGACGATGGCCCCACAACCAACCCAATTCTCAAGGACATGTTCTGATGAGTCACCAAATTGAAATCACCGCTCAAACCATTTCTCTTGACATGACCGAGCAGGAAGCTCGGCAAGCCGTCAGCGACATCAAGCGCGGGATCAACACCGTTCGCGCTCGCGTCTACGATCTAGATCGCCGCAAAGGCTGGAAGGCTCTCGGTTACCGCAGCTTCAACGCCTGCTGCATGAAGGAGTTTCCTGAGCTGCACGCCAAAACCATTGAGAAACATTTGGCTGCGGCTCGGGTTGAGACTGTTTTGCAGGAATACCCGCACGCGTGCGGGAGGATTAAAACCGGAGACTTGCCATTGCGGCAGGCGATGCCACTTGTAGCGCTGCGGCATGACGCCGAAACCCTCGTCGCCGCCTACACAAAGGCTCAGGGCATCGCCAAGGAGGAAAACGGCGGCAAGCTCACTGAGGCCATCGTCACTCGCGCTGTTCAAGAGACGAAGCCACAACCTGCTGCTTCTTCTCCAGTCGCATTGGTCGAGCCCAAGTGGTCTGAATCAGAGCTGGAGCGCAAGGCAATCGTTGAGGCTGGCGGCGCTGTCGTCGCCAACATGCACGCCGATAAGGATCAGTCCTTGCTTGCCTGGGCCCGCCAAACCGGCCGATTCCTTCGCATTGATCGCCAGAGCGACTGGGGTAATCCATTTGAGATGCCTGCAGATGGAGACCGCGACACCGTTTGTGATTCCTACGAAATTTTCTTTGCTCGGAAATTTGGCCTTCATTCCCGCATTGCCGAACTCGAAGGCAAGGTCCTTGGCTGTTGGTGCTATCCGCAGCGTTGCCATGGCGACTACCTCGTCAGCAAGCTTGAAGGGCCTGACGCATGATCTTTCAAGATTGCGTTTGCATAGCCCAGGCGCGCGTTATCGAGGGCAGGCGTAAGCGTGCTCATATCTGCACAATCGCCTATCACCCTGAATCGGCTCAGTTCATTCGCACTTGCTTGCCTTTTGCCCCTGGGAAGGAAACTGGTGTTCGTCGCTGGACGCGCTTTTCGTTTGAAGCGGAAAAGTCTCCCACCGACACCCGCGCTGAAAGCTACGAATTTGGCGCGCTGCTGCAACGTGGCTCTCGTGTTACAGAGTCTGAACGCAACGCGCTGCATAGCCAAATCCTCTCCAGCTATCGCTATGAGGATGAGCTGAACCAAGAGCGTCGTTCGGTTGGCGTCTTGCTGCCAAAGCCTGGCACACTCACGTTTGAACTTGGTGAGCTTGACGCAAGAGAGGAGTCTTATCGTCAATTGATGCTCCAAAAAGGAATCTTTTTTCCGGCTTTCAAGGTCTACGTTTGCGGCAAGCGCACCAAAGACGGCAATCCATTTCGCAAACAGCTTTTGCAATGGGATGTGATAGAGGGCATTAGAAAAGGCGTTGACCCTTTCTCGGCCTTAGCTGCCTACAAGGATCCATACATCATCATGGGCAATACGCCTTGGGTTCGTAATGCATTCATGGCCATTGGGCTTCTCTCCGCGCCACCTTCAGCAAAACTTGCAGCCTTTAACCAGCAATTGCAAATCGTCTAATGGAGCCAATCCAAGACCTAACCTCCACGCGCCTCCTGCTCCGCCGTGGTATCGAAGCTGGCCACTGGACACTAGAAGACCTAGACACTCCCTCATATGGCTGGCGTGAAAATGCCAAGCGTTTTCGCGTTCATCACCCCAACTACAAGCAGCACGAATACCGCAACCCACTCCGCGATCCCGAGCAACCTGAAACAGTCCAACGCAGCGAACCGCGTGACTTCACGCCACCGCCAGGCACCACACCAGCAAACTCACCAAATCTCCCTGTCACCCTTGAGCAGCCGCCTCAGCCTGATGGCGTCACGCTGATCTCCAACGATTTCGACCACTTCGATCCAGACTCCCTCGACTTTTGATGTCCAGCAAAATCCGCGCAGGTCACACCGTCATCAAGGTCTCGCTTCCGCAAGATGAAGTCCTGCCCTTTAAGCATTTCTGCCTAGACCAAGGCACCACCATGAGCGACTTTGCACGCTCTGCCATTCAGGCCTCGCTACGCACCTCTGCAAACCCCTTCAAGCTCCCCGTTGGTGCCACCGTTTTTGCTGATGCTGTAGAAGCCGCTGCGCGCGCCTCAGCGGGCATCCCCAGAACTCAACTAGAAGCCATCACCGCTGCTGTCGTCATCGCACTCAATGAAAACGCTTCCGTTTGATACATGGTGTTCTGATTACGTCGAGTTCCTAGCCTCCTGTGCTATCGACGCCCACCATGACCGCATACAACGCGCCTACAACCGCGTGACAGCTGAACCAACCATCACCCAACTCGAAGGCGACTGCATCCGCGTCTGCCTAGATGGCAACTGCGGTTTCGTCTCCTCCTTCCACCTCGTAGAACCTAAACTCAACCAACTACGTGCCGCAAATGACAACTCCACAGCAAGCCGTGAAAAACCTCCGCACCACACCAACCAAACCCGGTGCTGAAGACATCGAAGCCATGAACAACCGCGTCCTAGCTCTCGAATGGCTTTATCGCCTCCAAGGGCGCAAAGACGCCAACAAGCCACTTCGCTGCACCTACACCGGCCTTTGGCAATCCTTACACTAAGCTCAAGCAAATATCGTTAGCCCTGGTCTGTGACCTCGATTAACTCGCTAGTCAGTGATCATAAAAACGCGCGGCGTCGTACCGATCGCTCTGCAGAACTCATTAAAGAGTCCCTGCAACGCTATGGTGCCGCGCGCTCCATCGTCATCGACGAAGACAACCGCATCCTCGCTGGTAACGGCACCATCGAAGGTGCCAAAGCAGCAGGCATCAAAAATGTCCGCATCATCGAAACCGAAGGCGACGAAATCATCGCCATCAAACGCAGCGGGCTATCCGAAGACGAAAAGGTCGGCCTAGCACTCGCAGACAACCGCACCGCTGATCTCTCCGAATGGGACCAGGCGATGCTCCATCGCCTCTCCGAAGAACACGACCTCTCACCCTGGTTCGATCAAGACGACCTCGACGAACTCCTAGCCGTAACCGAACTCGAACCGCAGCAGGGCAACACTGACCCCGACGACGTTCCAGAAACACCAGCTGACCCCATCACCAAACCAGGTGACCTCTGGCTCCTCGGAAACCACCGCCTCCTCTGTGGTGATTCCACCAACATTCAGCACCTAGAACGCTTGATGGATGGCAAGCAAGCCAATCTTTGGCTTACTGACCCGCCCTACAACATCGCCTACGAAGGCGGCTCGAAAAAGCGCAAAGCCATTGAAAATGACTCAATGGCAGCTGCTGACTTCCGTCAGTTCCTAAAAGACGCCTATTCCGCTGCAGATGCCTGCCTTTGTCCAGGTGCAGCCTTCTATATCTGGCACGCCGATTCCGAGGGCTACAACTTCCGCGGTGCAGCACTAGACATCGGCTGGCAGGTTCGCCAAACCCTTATCTGGAACAAAAATAACTCCGCCTTTGGACGCTCTGATTTCCACTGGAAACACGAGCCCTGTCTTTACGGCTGGAAAGAAGGCGCTGCTCATTCCTGGTACAACGATCGCAAGCAAACCACTGTCCTCGACTTCAATCGCCCTGCTCGCTCCGAGCAGCACCCCACGATGAAGCCAGTTGACCTCATCGAATACTGCCTAGGCAATAACACACAGCAAAACGCCATCGTCCTTGATTCCTTCGGCGGCTCAGGCACCACACTCATCGCCTGCGAGCGTCAGCACCGTCACGCACGCCTCATGGAAATCGACCCCGCCTATTGCGACGTTATCGTCAAACGCTGGGAAGACTTCACAGGCAACACCGCCGTCTGTCACCCCTCAGACGCTCACTTCAACCAGGAGCAAGAGGAGCTGTTCTGATGGCTAAAAAGTCCACTAAGGTCGAGGTGGAGTACCGCACTAACCGTGTGGCACGCCTTCTTAGCAATGGTGCTGTCCGCTCTGAGGTGGTTCAATACGCCTCGAACGAATGGGGGGTTTCAGCCCGTACAGCAGATGACTACATCGCCCGTGCTCGCGAGGTTCTCAAGGCAGACTGGGACATTGACCGCCGCACCTTCACCGCAGAGTTGCTCTCCCAGCTAGCTAGCCTCCAAAAAGAATGCCGTAAAAATGGCAATCAAGCGCACGTTGCCTTGGGCTGTATCAACACGATGGCGAAGATTGCACACATCCTTGACCCGCAGTGAGCATCCTTGATCGTTGTCCTGGCGGATCGCTACTTGAGCCGCCAGTTGCTGCTACTGACGAAAAGGATTGGGCGCCGTTTGCTACGCAGCTGTATGAGTCGTTGACTGAACCTCAGCGGCAGGTATGGGACACACCCGAGCGATTCGTCATGCTTTGCGCAGGTCGTCGCATGGGCAAAACTTACCTTTGCCTTGCACGTCTAGTCTCATGGGCCATTGAGCAGCCAGGAAGCCTGAACTGGTACTGCACGCAGAACTACAAGTCCGCCAAGCAGATCGCATGGCGACAACTGCGCGAGATGGTGCCCATCGAGATGTTTGCCAAAAAGAACGAGGCCGAACTCTCCGTTGAGCTGACCAATGGCAGCCGCATTCAACTCAAGGGTGCAGAGAACGCCGACAGCCTGCGTGGCGTGAGCCT